TTCGACCAAATCGAACACATCGACTAACCGGGGTAGGGCGGGGCCTTTGCCTAAGGGCCATCTCCACTGCGTTCCGGTTGGACCCGCCGCCCTCTCCAATCTCAAATCTCCAATCCCTATGACACCAACCAAAACCACCATCCTCCACGGCCTCCTCGACGAAGCCGGCCAAGTCGCCGAACGCTACTACGCCGCCCTTGACGCCCTCGACATGCGCCAGCGCGAATTCTGCGACGCCGTCGGCCCCGCCTTGAAAGCCGCGTCCCAGCTCACCGGCACGCACATCCGCGACCTATCCGCCGTCACCGACGTCCATCCGTCCATGTGGACCAAAATATTTAGCGGCCGCAGCACCCTGCACCGCCGCGAATACATCAACGCCGTCCGCCTCCTCACCGGCGAGCTCCAGCCCCCGGTAGGGTCCGCTGGCCCAGCGGACCGCACCCAATCCCTCTCAAATCTCCAATCTTAAATTTCAAATCTCTATGAGCACATACCAACCCAAACCCGACACCTGGACCCTATTCCCGAACAAATTCAAAAAAGACGGCAACCATCCCGACTTCAGCGGCACCGCGTTGCTCACGTTACCCGACGGCACCCAAGCCGAATACAAACTCACCGCCTGGAAACGCGTAACGAAGACCGACGTCAAATTCATCGGCGGCTTCATCAAAATCAAAGAACCCCAAAAAGAACTCCTCCCCGAAGCCGAAGCCGGGGCAGGGGAGCAACCCTGGTAATCATGAGCGCCGGCAAAGGCAGCAAACCAAGACCCGTCGACCCGCGCACCTACGCCGCGAACTACGCCGCGATCCGCTGGTCCGATCCTCCGGCCGCTTCCACCCCGGTAGGGTCCGCTGGCCCAGCGGACCGCCCACCATATCCCGACTGGATATGCCACGAATGCGGACGCAAGCACGGCCGCGGCTGGCCCGAAGGCCACGTCGCCACCTTCCACGCCGGCACCTGCGACATCTGCGGCCAATCCGCCAGCGTCACCGAACCCCGCGACTACGGCCACCTCCGCGCCTGGCCCCTGTCTCCTGACCCCTGATTCCCATGCTAATCGAACTCCGCCCACCCTGGCCCGTCATCACCGAGCACGGCGAGGGGACCGCCAAAGTCATGATTACCTACGGCACCGACCACAACTGCGAATTCGGCGTCCGCTGTCCTGGCGGCCACTTCCGATTCTATTGGCAACCCGACGTCCGCCTCATCGGCAACCCCATGGACGGCAACGGCCTCGACCTCGACCTCCCGCCGGAGTGGAAGAAATGAGAAAAGACTACTTCGCCTGGCACCAGGACAAATTCCTTTGGAAGAACAACGGCAGCGGCTACTGGATGCGCCTCACGCCCTACGATCCGGTCGTCAAACATCGCCGCCTCACGTGGAATCTCAAGACCCACGACATCGAAGAAGCCCGCCGCCGCCGCGACGAGATCATGCAGGAGTATCCCATCAACCCCCGCTTCAACTGGAACCGCCCGACCGTATGACCACCGAAGACCTCAAACCCGAGCTCAGCGCCGAACGCACCGAGCACCGCATGACAAAGCGAACGCTCCACTTCGTCACCCAAGAGCGCAACCAGCTCCGCACCGCCCTGGCACAAATCGCCGAAGACTGCACCGGCTGGCTCGAAACCATCGTGACCGCCAGCAGCTGCGATTTTGTCCGCCGCATCCGCGACCACGCCCGCGCCGAAAGCCAAGCCCCGCTCCGGCATTCTGAAACTCTGCCAGCCGAGTCCGCGAGACAGGCTTGCGGCAGCAAGCCAACTGATACTGACGACTGCCAACTGCCAACTGGCGCCTTATGATTTTCACCCAGCACCCGATCCATCGCGCCCCCGAAATCCTCGGCCGCGACCCCGCCGGCAACGTCCTCGTCCGTTTCGACGACGGCGTCCGCCGCATGACCCCGGATCAGCTCGTCGAATTCCACAAACTTTTCGAAGAGCGCATCCGCCTCGAGATCGAAGATCCTTACCGCTACGGCGCCGTCCTGCCCGTTTGGTCCACGGCCGACCGCCAATTCGCCGAGCTCCGCGAGCAATTCCCCAAAGGCGTCACCGAGCTCCTCATCCTCGGCGGCAACCGCGCCAGCAAATCCCGCTACCTCGCCCGCCGCGCCGTGCAGATCCTGGTCAATACCCCCGGCGCCAAAGTCTGGTGCCTGCAATCCACCGAAGCCTCCTCGATCCAGAACCAGCAACCCTACATTTGGGAATACTTGCCCGCCGAATGGAAACCCGCCGCCTCCGGCAAGCTCCGCAAAGGCGTCGTCACGAACATCACCTACTCGCAGAAAGGCGGATTCACCGAAAACTCCTTTGTCCTCCCGAACGGCAGTCAATGCTGGTTCAAATTTTATTCCATGGACGTCAAAGCCGTAGAAGGCGCCGAATTAACCTACTGCTGGGCCGACGAACTCGTCAGTCCCGAGTGGATCGAAGCCCTCCGCTTCCGCCTCATCACCCGCAACGGCGAACTCGCCGTCGGCTTCACGCCCGTCCTCGGCTACACCGACACCGTCGCCGAATACCTCGCCGGCGCCATCACCCTCGAGGACACGGAAGCCGAACTCGTCCTCGATAATAAAGGCCGCCCCATCCGCGTCCCCCGCGTCCAGCAATGCGCCAAGCCCACTGCCCGCGTCGTCTACTTCCACACTGCCGACAACCCCTTCGGCAACTACGAAGCCATGAAGACCGAGCTCATCAAGTCCCCCAAAGACCGCATCCTCATGCGAGCCTACGGCGTCCCCACGAAAAAGGCCGCCAACATGTTCGTCAACTTCAACACCAACATCCATGTCATCCCCCCCGACCGCGTGCCGAAACGCGGCGTCAACTACCAAGTCGTCGACCCATGCTCCGGCCGCAACTGGTTCATGATCTGGGCGCGCTTCGACGCCGCCGGCCGCTGCTTCGTTTATGACGAATGGCCCAGCCAAGTCCGCGAAGTCCCCGGCGTCGGCCTCCCCGGGCCCTGGGCCGTCCCCGGCGGCAACAACCCCGACGGCATCGCCGGCGACGCCCAGCGCAGCTTCGGCTTCGGGTTAAGCCACTACAAACTCGAGATCGAAAACATCGAAACCCGCCACGCCCGCGACGCCGAAGACTTCGTCATCTTCGAGCGCATCATGGACAGCCGGTATGGCAACGCCGCCACCGTCGCCAGGGAAGGGGCGACAACCTTGATCGAAGAATGCGCCGAGATCGGCCTCCACTTCACCGCCGCCCCCGGCGACGGCATCGCCGAAGGCGTCACCATGATTATTAACTGGCTCAGCTACGACGACAGCCAGCCCATCGGCGCCCTCAACCAGCCGACCCTGTATGTCACCAGCAACTGCAAAAACCTCATCTTCGCCCTCAGCCAATACACGGGGACGGGCCCCAAAACCTCCGGAACAAAAGATGCCATCGACGTCCTGAGATACCTCGTCTTGAGCGGCGCCAGCTACCACGACAACACCGACCTCAGCTTCGAGCCATTAGGCAGCTACTGAAATTTCCAATCTCAAATCTCCAATCCACAAACTCCATGCTCCCAGCTCCCAGCTCCATGCTCCAATGACCAAACATCTCCTAAAACGCGCAGACATCCTCGAATGGCTGCAAATCACCCCCGCAACCTACCGCAAGTGGTTAGAGAGCGGACTATTAAAACCCGTCAAACTCCGCGGCATAGCCAAGAAATGGTTCCGCCGCACCGACATCATCAAAACCCTGCAACTCGAGGAGTCCTAACCCTCGGTCCTGCCAACTGCTAACTGCCAACTGAAAACTATGCGAAGCATCTTCACCCGCAAAATCCGCATCGACGTCCCCACGTTGACCGACCAGGAAAAGCGCGGCGCCCTAGCCGTCCCCGAATCGACACCGCTATGGGCCGCCATCATAGCCATCATCGACGAGCACATCCTCGACGCCCAAGCCATCGTGCGAGCCCCCCAAACCGCGCAACAGCCACCACTCCTGGCCCACACCGCCGGCGGCCTAGACGCCCTAGCCAGCCTCAAAGAAGACCTAGCCGCAAGAAGAGCCGACGCCCTAGCCAGCCCCGAATCCCTGTAGGGTAGGGTCGCCGCGGCGACCGCCTGCCTTTACTCCATGCCCCATGCTCCATGCTCCATGCTCGGAGCAATGCGCTAATTGATGCTACTTCGTGCGCGTTGCAGTCCGTTCCGCCGCCATCCCCTCGCAATTCCACCGTCGCCCCCGCATTGCTCCCCCCGCATGGATCAAAGGCAACGCGTCAAAAACAAGTCAAAGCATGGCGTCGCCACTGCTCTCCGGATCTATTCCACGGACGGCCCCGCTCCTTCATCTGTGCACCGGGAAATCGCGCAGGTAAGCGGTCACATTCAACCCACTGCGCCTTCCCCAAACTAAGCGATGCCCAAGAAGAAAGCCGCCAAGAAGCCGTCGATCCTCGTCGTCTGCTCCGATCTGCACTGCGGTTCCACCGTCGGCCTCATGCCGCCCGACTCGGAAAACCTCGCCGGCAACACCATCGCTTTCGGCAAGAATCATCATCAGCGTTGGCTATGGGAATGCTGGCAAAATGCCCTTAGCCAAGTCGCCACCATCGCCGGCGCCGACCCCTACGCCGTCCTGGTCAACGGCGACGCAACCGAAGGCATCCATCACCGTAGCCCGGAAGTCGTGGCTTCGTTGATCGAGAACCACTGCGCCATGGCCGCCGAAGCCCTCCGGCCGCTCACCGCCAAAGCCGCCGCCACCTTCGTCGTCAAAGGCACCGAATGTCATACCCACGACGTCGAGACCTACCTGGCTAAACTCATCGGCGCCCGGGACGAAGTCGCCCGCGAGAAGTGGCTCATCAACATCCACGGCTGCGCCATCGACGCCACCCACCACATCGGCGCCACCAGCCGCGCCTACCTCGAAGCCAGCGCCCTGAGTATCACCCTCGGCAACGCCAGGTTGAACTCCGTCCGCGCCGGCCACCCCGTCGCCCAAGTCTATCTCCGCGGACACCGCCATTGCGGCGGCGTCTACAGCGACGGCAGCGGCATGATCGGCGTCACCGGCGGATGGCAATTCTTAACCAGGCACGGACACAAAGTCGTCCCCGACAGCATCCCGCGTCCCAGCCTGCTCATCCTCGACTGGCGCGGCAAACCCCAAGGCGCACTCCCGACCCCGCATCACATTTTCTACAACCCCCCGGCGCCCAAAGTGACCCATCTATGAGCAAGAAATCGAAGATCACCGCCGAGCAAATCGAATCCTCGCTCGCCAACTTTTGCCAGCAACTCACCCAGCCCAGGGTCGATCTCGACGTCGTCCCCCCCGGCTGGTTCACCGTCGCCGATCTGGCCGCGGAAGTAGGCAAAGCCCCCGTCACCATCAGCCAACGCATCCGCAAAATGGTCAAGACCGGCCAAGCCGAACGCCAAGACTTCACCATCCAGCTCGAGCAAGTCGCCCGCAAAGTCCCCCACTACCGCCTCAAGCAAAGGTAGGGCGGGGCCTCCGGACCCGCCGCACGTTTCCCGCCGCCCTCTCCAATCTCAAATCTCCAATTTCAAATCCTCCCTCACTCCCCCATGACCCACCGCTTCCGCATCGCCAGCCGGTCATGGCCCTGGAAATACGTCCGTTTGAAAGGCAAAGCCGACGGCTACGCCTTCACCCCTGAGCCCGGCGACAACAGCTCCGGCCACCGCATCCTGATCGACCGCCGCCTAGTCGGCCGCAAACGCCTCAGAGTCGAACTCCACGAATTCCTCCACGCCGCATTCCCCGACATGGCAGAGGAAGTCATCGACCAAAGAAGCCGCGAACTAACGACAATTCTCACCGCCCTCGGCTACAAGAGGAAGTGAAGAACGCAAAACGCAAAATGCAAAACTCCGGACATTCTGCATTCTGCATTCTGCATTCTACGTTTCCCTTATGACATTCACCCCGCTCCTCATCTGCACCATCTGCTACGTCCTTACGGCGGTCGGCTTCTTCCGCGAAGGCCAAGTCGGCATGGGCATCGCCTTCACCGGCTACACCCTCGGCAACATCGGCTTCTTGTACATCACCATCTACGGCTCCCGGTAGGGACGGCTGGCCCAGCCGTCCGCCGCATACAATCCGCGCAATAGTTCAAGCCACGTTTGAACTACGCCGCATTTTTCAAATCTCAAATTTCCAATCTCCAATCTCCGTCCCGTAGACCTTCCCACCTTCCCACTTTCCCACCTTCCCACCGAGGGAATTACGGCTAATTCGCGCTACTTCGCGTCAGTTCGTGCGAGTTGCAACGCACCCCCATAGCAATTCCTCCACCGGCGCCGTAATTCGCCCTGCATGCGCAGGGACTTCTTGATTCACCCCGCACGCACGGCCCTCACGCCGGGCAACCCGAATCCTGCCGGGACTTGGACCCACTAACCATGGCAACAGACACCACCGACAAGGTGCAAAATAACGGTCCGGACGTCACCGACATCGACTTCGCAGACATCGCCGAACATCTCGGCGTCCAGTTCGCCAAGCCGACCACCGCGACAACCGAGCCAGACGCAGAAACCAGCGGAACCGACGCAGCCGACGAAGAGCCAGACTCCGAGCCAGCCGCCGAAGAATCCGGGGACACCGAAGAAAAAACCGACGAGACCGACGCCGAGCCATCCGACGAGGAAGGCGAGGGGACCGACGAGGAAGCCAAGGCCGAAGAGCCCGAAGCTCCGACCAAGGTTCAGCAACGCATCGACAAGCTCACCGCGCAAAAGCGCGAAGCCCTCGAGCAGCTCGACGATCTCAAGGCCCAGCTCCAGGCCGCGAAAGCCGCCGCCGACGCCAAGCCACCGGTCATCATCCAGGACCCCGCCAATCCGCTCAGTTCTTTCACAGACGCAGCCGCCCTCGAGGCGGAGATTGCAAAGGCCCAAGCGGTCCTTGATTGGACCGACGACCACCGCGACGGCGGCACGGTAACGGTTGCCGGCGAGGAGAAGTATTACGACTCCGAAGCCGTCAAACAAATCCGCGCCAACGCCCGAGCCCTGGTCAAAGCCGGCCCACGCCAGCAGGAATACATCCGCGTCCGCGAGCAAACGCTCCCGGAAGCCAAAGCGTTCTATCCCGAATTCTTCCAGAACGGGACCAGCGCCCACCAATTCCTCCAGGCCACGCTCAAGCAATATCCGACCATCGTGAGCTTCCCGAATTGGGAACTCATCGTAGGCGACGCGTTTGCGGGACAACAACTGCGCATGGCACGTGTCGAGCAGATGCAAAAGCGAGCATCCGCCGACAAGACCAAGAAAGCACCGGCGACGAAAGCGGCGGCCACCGACAAGGTGCCGAAAACCCCGACTCCGAGCGCCAGTCCCAAAGTATCTGCAAATTCGAGCGCGGCCCTGCGGCAAAAGGCCGACACCGCGCTCAAGGCCCGAGGCGATCGCAACGCCCTCGAAGCATTCATGGAAAGCATCGTGTGATGCACTTCCAACCAAGATTCCAAACCAACATTTAGAAAACCAACTACAATGGCTGAACTTCTCATTACCAACCAGGTGGGCGCACGCGAGGATCTCGCGGACCTCATCGCGGTTGCGGACCAAAAGAGCACACCGCTGCTCTCGATGGCCAAGAAATCGAAAGACCCGACCAACCCGCTTTTCAGCTGGCTCGTCGACGCAATGAACGAGCCCGTCCTCACCGGCGTGCTCTCCAACCAGGACGCAACCACGTTCTCCAACCAGGCTGCCAACCGCGCCCGCCTCTACGGCCGCATCCAAAAGATGTGGCGTCTGCCCAAGGTCGACGACCTCGCCGAGTCCGTCTCGGATGTCGCCGGCATCGGCCGCAAACGCGAAATGGCCCGCAGCGTGACCCGCTCCCTCCAGGAGTTGGCTCGCGATCTGGAATCCGTGTTCTGCTCCGACCAGGACAGCACCGAACAATCCGGCACCACCCCCTTCAAAACTAGGGGCCTGGGTAGCTGGATCAGCAACAGTGCGCAGAGTGATTCGGCTACCGCCGTTCCCGCTGCTTACCGCACACCCGCTGCCTCGATCACCACGACCGCGACCAACAGCATCACGGATGGCACCATCCAGGCGCTGCTCCAGTCGCTCTACGAACAGTGCGGAAAAAACAAGAGCTACACGCTCCTGTGCGGACCGACCCTGAAACGCCGCTTCACCGGCTTCCAGCAGGTTCAGTTCGGCAGCACCAACACCGGCGCTACCGTCCGCCTCTTCAACCAGGATTCCGCCGACCTCAGCTACACGGCAAAGGTCGATCTGTTTTCTGGTGACTTCGGCGACTTGGCCCTCACACCGTCCTTGTTCCTGGCTAAAGACCAAGTCACAGCTTCCCAGCTGCGTCGCGGTTACCTCCTGGATTTGGATGGCGTCTCCATCCGCTACAACCGTCGCCCGCGCTACATGCCGCTCGACGACGCCGGCGGAGGCCCCCGTGGCATCGTCGACACGATCGCTGCGCTCCAGGTCGATAACCCCCTTGTGCACGGCAAGATCGCCAGCACCGCGGACTAATCGGAGGAAATCACTATTATGACAACCAACGCATTCCGCTCACTCCACGAGAGTCCTCGTGGATTCAACTACCGCTTTGTCGTCGATCACACCGATTTGACGCAGGGCACCGACAACACCGCGCAGGACATCACCTTGATTACCCTGCCGGCCAACAGCGTCGTGAAGTCCGCCGCCACCTACTTGAAGACCCCCTTCGAGCTGGTCGGCACCTCGGCCTACAACAGCAACACCGTCATCGTTGGCGACGCCACCGACGACGACCGCTTCATCACGTCGCAGCAGATCAACGTGAACGGCACCGAAGTGTTGGCCAAGGCCCAAGCCTCGACCACGCCTCACGCCTACGTTGCCTCGACCGCGGTTGTGGCAAAGTTCGCCTCCATGGCGAGCTACGACCTGCTCGAGCTCGACAAAGGGGAGATCCACATCTTCCTCGAAGTCGCCCAGCTCGACAGCCTCAGCTGATGAGGTAGCACGCACTTTGCTCCCCTGGGTTCATGTCGCCAACTCGGCAACAACTCATGGTGGGATTCAGGGAAAATTCCCAGGGGAGCAAAAGCGTGAAACTTCAAAAAACCAAGGCTGAAGGCTGAGACCTGAGGCCTGAGTAAAGGGTAGGGCGGGGCCTCCGGACCCGCCGTGACCCCGTCACTCAAGTTTCAAACTCAAGTTTCATCCCTCTCCTCATGCTCGACCTCGACACCGAACTCGGCTCCCTCGTCAAAGAGGAGTTACAGCGCGGCTTCTACGCCCAAGCCGTCAACGCCAAGGCGAGGCAGCTACGCATCGCCCAAGCCAACGCCAGACTCGAGCACGCCCACATCGAAGGAGTAGGCCAGCACGTCGCCAGCATCGACGCCTTCGCCTTCATCGACTGGGAACGCCGCAACCCCGGAATCACCAGAGACAAAGACTGGCTCAAGAGCCTCCTCCGCGACAACCCCGAATGCCGGGTCGAATCCACCAGCGCCAAAACCCAAGTCAGCTTCGCCGGCCTCAGCGCCCCCGGCACAGACCAAGAGCCCCCGGTAGGGACGGCTGGCCCAGCCGTCCGTCTGGCTGCCAACTGCCAACTGCCAGCCGAGTCTGCGAGACAGGCTTGCGGACGCAAGCCAACTGATACTGCCAACTCCGCGGAGGCCGCCTAATGACCGCCGACGGCTACAACTACGAAGCCACCCTAGGCCGCCCGACCCCCGAAGACATCCGCGGCTTCCTCCTCAACATCCAAGAAGCCGAGTCCGACGTCGGCGGCTACCTCGACAAAAAGCAACGCAACTACGAAGTCCGTCACGCCATCTGGGCCGGCCAATCCCCCGACGGACGAAAACATTCACAAGCCATTGGTAAGCAAGCATTTCCGTGGGAGGGCAGTAGTGATGCCAAAGTGAGATTGGCCGATCAGATTACGAATGAGAACGTGGCTCTCCTTCTGTCGGCCTTCTTCCGCTCCAAGATTCAGCTGCAACCGATCGAGTCCGGTGACTATGCGGCCAAGGTTGCCGCCGAGACCGCGTTGAAATGGATGCTCTTCCAACACTGCGCCGACGACCTCCGCCGCGAAGTCGAGTTGCTCGCGCAAATGCAAGAACAATACGGCCTCGCCGTGATGGGGGTATTCTGGCGCCGCACCACCCGCACCGAATCCAAGACCATCACCCTCGACCAGCTCGCCGCCATGCTCGCCGAGACCGGCGACCCGATGATTCAGATCCTCCTCGAGAGCATCATGGACCCGCTCCAAGAGGAAGACGCCAAGCAAATGCTCGCCGACCTCATCGGCCCGGCGGCCGGCAAGCTCAGCTGCGTCCGCGACCTCCGCAACGATGGCGCCTGCACCTACGAAAATCCCTACCTCTTCGAGAACCGCCCCGAATTCGTCGCCCTCGAGCCATGGGAAGACATCTACTTTCCCCCTCAAACCTCCGACCTCCAACGCGCCCGCTACGTGTCCTGGCGCGAAATGGTCACCGAGACCGAACTGCGCGAACGCATCGTCACCGACGGCTATAGCGAAGACTTCGTCGAACAAGCCCTCCGCCACAAAGGCGCCTACCGCCGCCCGATCCGCAACTACTACCGCCAAGAGATCATCAACCTCGAAACCGAGCGCGAGATGATCGAACTCTGGCACTACTACCAGAAGCAATTCAACAAGGACCAAACCACCCGCGTCCACTACACCGTCCTGCACGAATCCGTCGCCGACGAGGTCGCCGTCAGCGAACTCCTCCCGTATAGCCACGGCGACTACCCCTTCGTCGAATTCGCCCGCGAACGCATCTCCCGCAACCTCCTCGAATCCCGCGGCGTCCCCGAGCTCCTCGAGAGCCAGCAGTATGAGATCAAGACCCAGCGCGACTTCCGCAGCGACCGCGCCGCCGTCGCCGTCCTCCCCCCCGTCCGCGTCCCCGCGAACCGCGGCAAACTAAACCTCATCTTCGGCCCCGGCGCCCAAATCCCGGAAAGGCGCCCCAACGAATTCGGATGGATGGACCCCCCGCGATTCGACAGCGGCACCATCGAGATCGAAGCCGCCACCCGCCGCGACGTCGACGAATACTTCGGCCGCTTCAGCGCCAGCGTCCCGCAGCCGCTCACCATGCTGACCCAGCAAACCATGGTCGACCGCTGGCTCCGCAGCTGCAAAGCCGTCATCGCCCAAGCCTTCGCCCTGATGCAGCAATACGTCAGCGACACCGAGATCGCCCGAGTCGCCGGCGCCATGCCCGCCCCGTTCCAAGTCAGCCGCGAGCAGATCCAAGGCCGCTACGACCTCGTCGCCGAATTCGACGTCCGCGACCTCGACGCCGAAGTCCTCGGCAAAAAGCTCGAGTATATCGCCAAAGTCGCCGTCCCCCTCGACGTCGCCGGCGTTATTGATCGCGCCGGGTTAGTCAACTTCATCGTCGGCGCCGTCGACCCCAGCCTCGCGTCCATGATCGTCCGCAGCCAAGACGTCGCCACCGCCCAAGAAGCCGAAGACGAGCAACTCGCCCTGACCAAGATCTCCGCCGGCATCGAGCCGCCGTTGCCCGAACAAGGCGTCAATCCGCAACTCCGCCTCCAAGTCCTCCAAAGCGCGATCCAGGCAAACCCCCAGCTCCAACAACGCTACGCCGGCGACGAAATCTACAAAGGCATGGTGGATGCCCGGGCCCAAGCCCTGAACTTCCAAATGACGCAGATCCAAAACGCCCAAATCGGCCGCACCGGCGCCGTCCCCGCATTGGCGTCCCAGCCCCAATCCATGGGCGGAGCCTTTGCGGCGCGTGGGTCAACAGCAACCCCCGCCGCCGCATAAATGAAGAACGCAGAATGCAAAATGCAAAATTCTGAATCTCCGAACCTCTGCAACTTTTCACCTTTCACTTTTAACTTTTAACTTTTTGTGAACCCCAACGTCCAAGTCAGAAACATTCCCGGACTGAACATCCCGCAGCATACGACCGTTGAGCTGAGCTACGTCTCGACCACCAACAACCTAAGCTCCGTCGTCTACAAAGAGGGAACCAACACCGTCGCCACGTTGACCTTCACCTACGTCGGCGGCACGCCGACAGCGGACGACGCCCGCATAGCCACCGTCATCCGCTCT